AAGATGTCCTATGCCAACAGTAGGTAGATTTAAATGATCGAGATACACAGCATTAACACAGCCTTCATCTCGTTTTAGTTGTTCTCGTAATAATTCTATGTTCATTTCTTTAACTTTGCTATTGATTTCAATCCAAATGATGCCGCAATAGATGCAAGTATACCATAGCTTAACCAGTCAGGACAGTCCTCTCGCAAAAATTTAAAGCCATCAGATATGTATGGTTGTAGTGCAGGTATGAAACAAGCAACAATAAGTAAGATAAAAGTTATAGTCCATGCTTCATCTTTCCAACTATTGTCACTAGCATCAATAGCTTTCTCTTCCCATGATCCATCTTGTTCTACTTTTTTTACTTGTGCCTGAACTTTTGCAACTTCTAATTGTTGTTTGGCTTTAGCTTTTTCTTTCTTACCCTCAAGCCAAGTAGTAGCAATGTTTGCTATTGGTCCTAATAATTGTAACATTAGTACACCCTCACTTTCTTTTCGTCTACTCGTGGTACAAGTTTACATATACATTCATATGTTACTTTGTCACCAGTAGCAGTATCATATGTTTGATTACTTAGATACTCTGTATAAAATGTACAGTCAGCAACATTTCTAAAATAGATTGCTCCTTGTGCCACACCATTAAGATAACAAGCCAACATAAATGCAGTCATATGATACCTTTCTTTTTAGCTATTACTGCAAGTACAGTTACTACACCTGCAAGTAAAGTAGTTATTAGTATAATTAAAATAATTTTTAAAACTAGTTCTTTGATTTCTTCTCTACGTTTCTTGGATTTTTCTGCGGCTTCTTTTCTAGCTTTACGAGCTTCAGCGCAATATGCTTGGTAATCAGTCCACAATCCTGCTCTACCATATAGTTGCATATACTCTCGTAGCTTATCATGTTTCACTCGTATCTGCTCCAGTGCCATAAACTCTTCAAGATCATTGTCAGTTTTACCTAATAGATTAGTCCAGATACTATTACGTTTTCTATGAAGATCTTTCTGTAGCTGATCCTCAGCACTCACAAATCGACTTATTGCAGATCCTGCTGAGGCTATATCTTTTCCATTTTCGAGTGTTTGTTTAATAACGGCGAAAGCACTATTTGCGATCATTAGCATTTCAAGCACAGTGTCACCTCACTTACTTAACACCTTATCTAGTTTATCTTCTAGTCTGTTAAGTGTTTCTACAATACGATTAGATGTATGACGTAGATCTTCTTTTGAAGCATACTCTTCTCTAGTCTTATTAAGTAGTATCTGCAATCGTTTTACCTCTGCAAACATCTTATTAAATGCCCAAGCAAATGGCATAATGATTAGTGTTATAATTATATTCCAAATAAAAGTTGCATCAAAAGCCATTAGGTATTTTGACTTTCAACAAAACTCTTGTAATTAGCTTTTACTGTATCTGTCCACACTGCATTAGCTACTGCTTGTACTTCACTAGCTTCTTTGCTTATATCGGTATCCGTATGTGTCCATTGCTTATTACCATCTTTATCTAATATTGGTTCAGTTGATTTATCTTTACATAAATAACCTGATGAGAATGGTTGTAGAACGTGCCTATGTCTTGACCTACTAATTTCTTTATTATCTTCTTTAATAACTGTATCAGTAGCAACTTGTATATTCCAATTTCCTATAACTTCTATTTTTTCTACCACTGATTCTTTTGTAATTGCCATTTTTTTCTCCTTTAAACTTTATAAGTATGTGAAAAAGTCAAATCAAAACCATTACCTACAACACCTATAGCTACTGTAGCTCCACCAAGTCCTGAACCAGACTGTACAATTCTAATAGTTGAAGCACTAGCATCAGGATTTAAACCAAATTGTGTATATCCAGAAGAATTACTAACTTGAGATATATAACCTAATGCTCCAGCATTTCTTTCAGCACTAGTGGCAAAAGGTAATCCACGAATAAGAATATTTCCTGACCCTCCACTTACTGAATCTGTATTTACACGACCCATTACATGAACTACATCTCCAACTTTAATATATGAACCTGAACGATTAGCAGTGTATGAAACAGTTGGGTCTGAAGAGGCAGCACCTAATACTGGTGTCCAAGTTCCCTCTTCATAATCGTCAAGCTGATTTGCTGAACCAGTACCACCTACAAATAATCCACCTGATAGGTAGAGGTCTTTGAAAGTTCCAAAACTTGCACCTAAATCTATAGTATTAGTATTAGTAGAACCATCTGCTGAACTAACTGGAATTATAGCATTATCACTATCTAAAAATCTAAACCCATTAGTTCCAGTTCCTAAATATAAATCACCACTAAGCGTTCCAATGTTTCCTACAGTAGTACCACCTTTACGAAGTTGAATAATACCTCCATCACTCCCTAAACGATTTGCATAAAGAGACGCATCACCACTAACTGCTGAAGCAATCACACCACCACTTGACATAAGTATTCCAGTTGCAGACGTATTATTCCAAGGAGAAGTATCTGTGGTATTTACCAAAACATTTTCTGAAGAATCTATGGTGATGGCTGTGGCATCAGCATTATCGTCTATTCCTTGAGAAGTAAATGCACCACTAACATCTAATGTGCCACCCAAGTTAGCATCAGTTATTACGTTTGATATATCTCTTGCTCTTGTCATTATGCACTCTCCAATGCTGTAATTCTAGCTTCTAATTCTTGTATAGTTTTTACCAGTAAAGGTACAAGTTTGCTTTGGTCTATACCTTGATATACGTTTTCAGTTCCAGTTTTTGTCCATGTTTCGTTATTTTCAGTATCTGCTCTCTCTTGTGGTGCTTTTTCATGTAAAACTTTTCCATCTTTATCTTTGATTATTCCAATATCTAATGTGCCATCTTTAACACCATTAACTGATGAAGGCACAACATTTGAAACTTCATGTGCTAAGAAACCATCTTGTGTAGTATTATCATCATCTTCAATAAAATTAAATCTACAAGGTTTAAGTTGTTTTAATCGTGTAGTTGCATCAAAATCATAAGTCACATTTTCTTTTAATCTGTAGTCAGATGATGTATTAAATGAAGTTGAAGTACCACTTTGACTTATTGAACCAACAACAGTTCCACTTGCATTTAAGAAGTTTTGAAATATTCCACTAGTATTACTACTATTGTTATTTTTTAATGAAATATGAGTATATGCTGAAACATTAGATTCTATGTTTAATCTAGCTGTTTGTGCTGTTGAAAAGATACCTACATTAACACCAGTAATTTGCATTATTTGTGTTGTATCATTTGCATTAAATGTTAGAGCATCAGAAGTTTCGTTATTTTGTACTCTATAATATTGAGTACGACCATCATTTGATAATATAAGAGATGCGTTAGTACCACCTGCAGTAGGTTCTATATGTAATTCACCATCAGGACTTGCAGTTCCTATGCCAACTCTACCACCCTCTGAACTATCAATTCTCATAAATTCCGTAATAGAGCCACCATCGTTACCAGAAAAAACAACATCTTTATCTGATACACGACTTGATAATATTACATCTCCACCATTTGAACTAAGGATTAATCTTCCAACTTCTGTTCCAGCATCTTGTAAACTAATAGTTCCTCCATCTGCATCAAGATTGATATTTCCTGCAACATCAAGTGTAAGATCACCACTTGATAAATCTATCTCCGATCCATCAATAGTTATGTTATCTACTGTAACACCACCATTAGCTGTAAGTGATCCACCACTAATAGCACCAGTAGTTGTAATCGTACTTGAGCCTACATCAATATTTCCAAATCCACTTGTGATTGACCCAGCATCTAATGCACCAGTGCCAGTTATGCTAGTATATGATCCACTTACTCTAGCTACTGGCACTGTGCCTGATGCTAAGTTAGAAGCATTTAATGTTGCAACATTAAATGTGCCAAACGTAACAATATCGACTACATCACCATTAGATAATGCACTAGCAAAAACAACAGAAGTTCCTGATGTTACAGTAACATCTGTGCCATTGACCATCTTGACACCATTTAAGTATACATCAAGAAAACCTGCATCATATGCTAAAGTATTACCATTAGCTTCTGCAAAGCCAGTTCCAGATGCACCAGTTAATGTTGTTGGTGTACCAGTTATATTATATGTAAATCTCTCTGATGTACCATTGACAGTAGATCCTGCCGCCGCCCAACCACTTGATTTATAAACCTTCAATTCATTTGCTGTAGTATCAAAATACAAGTCACCTACATCTAAAGAAGAACTTGGTGCTGAACTTGCTACTCTATATCTTTCAGCAAAGCTATTAACTCCTGATACATTATTAGCAACAGTAGTAACATTACTAGATATACCTGCTACTGTAGCAATATTTCCAACTACACCACTAGCACCTAATGTTGCCATATTAGTTACGTTTGCTGAAGTAGCTAATATATCCATATCAGTAACAACAGCACTTGTACCTAACAAACTCATGTCTGTAACTACTGCACTAGTGCCAAGCAATCCCATAGCTGTGACATTAGCAGAAGTACCAAGTAATCCCATTGCAGTAACATTAGCAGAAGTTCCTAAAAAACCCATATCTTCGACTACTGCACTTGTGCCTAATAACCCCATAGCTGTTACATTAGCCGAAGTTCCTAATACACCCATAGCTGTTACATTATCTGATGTAGCTAGAATTGCCATATCATCTGTTATTGTTGTATTAGCTAATTGTGCTAAATCATCAATAATTGTTGTATTAGCTAATTGTGCCATATCTGCAATAACATCTGTAGTAGCAAGTAAAGCCATGTCTGCTACAACATCAGAAGTTCCAAGCAATGCCATATCAGCCACAACATCACTAGTACCTAACAATCCCATAGCTGTTACATTAGCACTTGTACCTAATATACCCATTGCTGTTATGTTTGCACTAGTAGCAAGTAGACCCATATCTGTTACTACTGCTGAAGTACCTAATAAATTAATAGATGCAGTAACATCAGCTAAACTTTGCACAGCAGTAATAGTTGGACCTGCTTCAGCCGCTCCAGTAGTAGCATTAAATCCTAAAACTGTGCCAAGCCTTGCAGACTTTAAAGGCAATTCTAAACTTACAGCATCATCTGAGTCTTGTAATCTAATTGCTCTATTAGCTGAGTCATTAAAATCAGATTGAATAGCTGTAATAGTATCTAATTCTGTATTAAGTTTTGATATTTCAAAAGCACCTGAACTTGGAAAGTCCGTTGTTCGTGACAAAGGTACTGCCCTTGTGATAACTACAGTACTGCCACCAGTAGCACCAGTAACAGAAGTTGTTACAGTTCCAGTAGAACCATCACCCCCTGATACAGTATATAAAGTTGTATTACTTGTACTTGCATCAAAGGTACGTTCAGTATTATCAACAAATACATTAAGATCTGTTGATCCAGTAAAAAACACAAATGGTACAGCAAATGAGGTTTGAGTTGCTCCCTGACTTACTGCGTAACTAATTCTTGGTGTATTTGCACTTAAAGCTATAGTCATTAAAATCTATTCCTCAGTAATCTATCTATATCACTTTCGTCTGTATCTTGCAACATTCTTCCAAATTCGTTAACATAATCTCGCAAAAACCACAATCTCATAAATGGTAAATTTTTAACAAATTGTGATGCACCTTTCATGTCACCCTCTACTGCAAACTTGTATGCACCCTCTGTAAGATCATATCCGATACTAGGACCTGCACCACCTATAGCAGTAAAAGCATCAACATAACTTGGATCTTGTGGAAACTTTGGCTGTAATAAACCCATTGATATATCAGGTCCATCTAGTGCCAATGAGGTTTGCATTGCTGTATAAAAAGCATCACTATATATTGCCGCTAATCCTGAAGCATCAAATGCTCTAGCCATCTTATCTTCTATTGACATTTTATCCCAAAGATAACTTGTACCTGCTAAATCATATTTAATAGACAATGACATATATCCTAATCCCATGCCAGTAATCATAGCTATAGCTCTATTCTTAGCTTGTCCAGTTGCCATAGCCGCTGTAATCTTATTAGCCGCCGCAAAACTATAACTAAAAAATTGGAATGGCAATCCTGCTAAACCAGTTTCTACTCTTGTATATCCTCTAAATCTAGCATCTTCTTTTAATCCAAACTTTTCTCCAATCCATTTAGGTATATATGCTACACCATCAGATATAATTGGTTTATCAGCAGGTGTTCCCATAACCACAGTATTAGCAACACCTGAGTTCATAGCTACTCTAAATTTATCAACAGTAGTTTCTGAAACTTTACGTTGTTTTTTTATCTCTTCTAATGCTAGTTGATTTATTCTATTTTCATACTCAGCTTTACCACCTTTTTTTCTTAAATCTATACCAAGACTTTTAGCTGAATTATTTGTGTGCATTATTTCGTGCATAATTACAAAATCTAACCAATCTTGTGGCTCTTTAAACTCTGTTATAGATAAAGGTTCAACACCTTCTAATTTAGGATTAGTCCATGCTTGTGACTCAAACATTTCACCTTTAATATAATCTCTATCAATAAGTATAGAATTTTCTTCTTTTCTAAATAATGCAGGAATATATCTACCATCTCTTGTTTTACCAGTTTTACCATAAACTATCTTAGCCGCTGTATCAGGAAAAACTATGCCAGTTGTCCATTTGTCTGTATTTGCCAAGTACATACCACCTTCTGACATCTCCCAACCTGCACCTGCTATTTCTCTACTAGTATCTTTATCTATTCCATAACGTCTTAGATACTCAATGTCTTTAGCAGTAGCAGTACCATTATGTTCTTTGATACTAAACTCAATAAGTTCATGTTGTCTGATAATACCATCTAGTTTTTTTATTACATTAGTAATTGGTGCTAAACCATTAAGAATATAAAATGCACTTCTAGCTTTCGTTCTAAATCCAGTTTCAAGAGGATTATTAGTTAAGTCCTCTACAAACTTCATATGTGCATCACCTTGTAATATCTCTAATGCTTCAGCCGCAACTCTAAGTTCTTTTCTCGTCATTCTTACTTTTGAGTCTGATAGTATTCCATACAAACCTTTAAATACATTTTTAAGTTCATGTTCCATAAATACTTTTGCGGCATCTGGAATACTAGATATACCTGCTGATCCTAAATAGTTTAGCTGTGCTAAATCTCTCAAAAGATTAGCAAACTTCATGTCTAATCTTGCAGGATTAGTTAAAACTCTACCAACAACACGATCATATGAATGTAAAAAGTTTTTCCTAAATTTATTTATTTCACGCATTGACCTACCTGCGTTTAATAAATCATCATCTATATCATCAAGCACTTCATCTATAGTTCTGCCACCATATTTCTTACTAAATTCATACTTAGGTGCTACTCTTTGTGTATATATTCTCATAACTTGTACTGGGTTTACTTCTATGAAATCAGTAACTAAAGCATTAGGAATATCTAACTCTCTATGTCTAAAATGTGATGATTTGCCATAACCATAAAATGCAAAAGAATCATCTGTAAGATCAGCACCCTCTTTAGTTATAGCTTTTATTGTACTATCTACTCTTTTACTGATAGCTTCAGGTCTAGTTGCTCTACTTATTTCTTCAGGTGTTTCAGCAGGTCGTCTAAGTTTAGTGCCATCTGCCTTAGTGACCATAATAGTAGGATTTGTTCTAAACCATTCAGTTAAAACTTGACCAAATCTTTCTCTATTGTTTTTAATTTTTTCTACAGACCAATATCTAGGAAAAAAGAACTCTTCATTTGCAGGTAACACTGTACGTTTTTTTGCATCTTTTAAATTTATATCTAAATCTTTTAAATCAAAGTTATTTTTATTAAGTCTGCTTATTATAGTATTTTTCTTAGCTAATAAAGAGTCAGGTAAGAATGTACCCTTTGCTTTTTTCATTTTTAAATTTTCTAAAAACTTAAACTGTTCTTCTGTAAGACCTATTTTATCTGATCTTCCTGCAAACTGTGCATCTAATTCATCTAATATAGCTGTATATTTTGCTGTCATTTCTTGATCTAATACAGCTAATTTTTGTAATTCTTTTACATCTCTAAAAACTCGTAATTGTTTTTTCTGTATCTCTTTTACAATAGATGATGTGCTACCAATGATACCTTCATCTCTTAATCTTTTTTCCCATCTTTGAAAAAATGTATCTATTTGAGATTTAACTCTTTTTTCAATATCTGTAAGAGGCTCTTGTTTTAATATCTTAGTATATGTTGACTCTAACCAACTATGATATGTAGTTCTTTTCCTTACTCGTGATACTACATCATCTAAATCAATATCCATTGCATAAAGATTTTTACCAAACTGCTCACTATAGATAGTTCTTAATATATCATGTGTGGCTACCCACTCACCTTCTCTAATTTTAGAAAGTTGAAATACAGAATTATTAGTAGCCAATCCAAATTTATTTTTTACAAGTGTCATACCACTATCACCAATTAAATCTACAAATGCTTCTTTAACTATTGTTGGTATTTTACTATCTTGTAAAACTACTTTCAGTGGTGTTGGTATTGCTTTGTATAAAAAGCTATCAGTAAACCAATTCTTTTCTAATGATACTGGATCAGCTAATTCTGTATTAAGTTGTGCATCTTGTTCTACTCTTCTGAAAGAAAGCTCTGCATCAATCTGTGATAGTATTCTTTGATTAGTTTCTAAATCTTCTACAGTTTTGTTATATTTATTACCAAGTTCTATTTGTTTTTCTAAATCTCTAATAGTGCTTTGAATAACAGTTTTTTCTCCTGCTTTTGTAGTTTTAGCTAATCTTTCTCTTGCACTTTTTAAATTTTCTTTAAGTCGTGGCAAATCATCAGCCATAAGATCATGACCTTTTTGTTTCATATCTGCCAATCTTTTTTCATTACCAAATTTTTCTTTTGGTAATTGTTTCTTTA